GGTTGTTGATTGAAACTCGCTATCAGTATGCGGCGTTAGATTAGTAATATCTGTAGCGACACCTGTAGTACTTATGCTGTAAAGGTTTGTGTCATTTGCAACAATAAGCTGAGTAGTGCCATTTTTAAGGTTAAGAGGTGCAGAAAATAGCAAGGGAGATGCTATGCCAACATCGCAGAACTCTTTATAGCCAAGACGTACTGTAGGTGCGCCAGCTCCAGGGAATACGTTTACCAATTCCAAGGCATAGCTTGGATCCATATTATCAATAGGACTTACTAAATCTAAGCCCTTGTATGGAGGTGGCATTGTAAAGCCCTGAAGCGGCATCTGTTTCCTTTATTTAATTAGCCCACCAAGGCTTGTTTCGCCTTTGACTCATAGGAGTTAGGGCAGTATTCATGTTAGGAGTTGGCATTTGTTGGTATGGATTTTGAAATCCATTTGCAAAACGACCAGCCGTTATTCCTAAAGATCCTGGATTCTGCTCTAAAGCTCGATTATATTCAAAACCTGAATTAAATTGCGGTCTTGGGTTTCTCAATCTTTCTTGCCATAATCGTTCTTTTTCTTCTGGGCTTATAGGGCTATTATCAAATCCCATCAGCGTAGTTATTTCTCTACCATCAGGACCAATACTTACACTATTATAGTCTCTTGGATTATATCCTCTTTCATATAGTTCTTGATCGGTTAGCTGCCGATAATCAGCAAAAGGGTTTTCTCCTTGCGAACCAGGCTTGTTAGCAAAATCTGCCATTTGACCGCCAAGTTGTCCTGCTAAATCAGTAGGAAGCTGTCCTACCGCATTGCCCACATTTGCGGCCTGTTGTTGCGCTCGCCAGTCTTCTACCCTACGATCCTGTCTAGCTTGCTTACGCTCCAAGAACTGCTGCCTACGCTGTTGCCTAGCTGTCATTTCAGGCATTTCTGTGGGTTGTCCTTGAACACGCCCACGCTTTTCTAAAAACTGCATACGACGCTGTTGCCTTGCGGTCATCTCGCTTGGGTCTTTACTCATCCATCCCTTTGCCATTATAGCTCCTCATTTTTTTTCTTAGATTTTTTGCCTTTGTATGCTCTTTCTAAAGCTGCTCGCATTGAATCAGCTTTTACAAGATTGCCTTGATCGTCTCGATATAAGCCTGCTGATTGTCTTGCTACTTTTCCTTTTTCTGCTTGCACTGGAGCCATAGCTTGCTCCGCAGATAATGTGCTTAAATCTTCTGGTAGATCTACTTTTTTCCAATCAATATCAACTGTGCCGTGATGCTCATTAACTGCACCAGCATCTAATGCTTTTTGCGCTATTTGTCTTCTTGTATCTTCCGAAAAGGTCCCTAGCCAATCGTTGCCGAACTTATCTAAAAACGTGGAATAGCCCCAAATGTCTTCAGGGTTCAAATCTGATTCATCTCGTGTCTGTGCAAACTTGACATTGCTATACTGCCCTGCCGCCTCTTTTTCTTTTTCGATGTTAATTAAATCTTCTTTGCCTCGTCCTTTTTCAAGTCGTGTAGCCTCTAAAAATTGTTCAGGAACATCTATGCCTCTGCTCTGCAAATCAAGCAATCGACGGTGTTCTTTAAGATACATATCTTTATCACCCCACAAGGCTCCTACCAATGCTGCGCCAGGGAAAATCCATGACATTGGATCTTTGTAAGCTGTTTTTAAGGCTTTGCCACCTGTTTCAGTTTTAGTTTTTTTGCCAATACGATTCATCGTATAGAAAGCACCAATAGTGGCAGCTACGGGCAAAGCAACAGAAGCTACGCTTCCCAATGCACCTGCGCCAGTTCCACTAGCGGCTGCACCGCCACTTCCCAAGATTTTAGCCCCACCTAGTAATTTGGGGACTGCAACCGCACCCGTTTTTGCTCCCAATGCGCCAGTGGCTCCTGCTTTCGCTCCCATAAGACCAGCGAGCTTACCACTAGCGTAGATACCTCCTGCGCTACCTAAAAGTTGCCCACCTAATTGCGCCAGATCATAGTTTCCAGCAGCGTTTGCTTGCTCCCTAGCTAACTGTTCTTTAGTTTTAGGTTGGCCAAAGCGTTGTGCTACAAGATTGGCAGCCTCTTGATAAGGCATACCGTTTGAAACATACCAGTAAAACGTACCTTGAGGATCGTTAGCTACAAAAGCAGGTGGTTCAAATCCGTTCATTATATATATGTCCCAAAAGAAGCTACGCCATTTCTTGCATAAATCTGATTACGTCTCATAGTGCCAGCAAACTGAATCTTTGAAGGCATATCTCGTGACCATTCTTCATGCAGTTGAAGTTGATATTTGGGGCGAACACTATCAAGCCCATGTATTTCAGCGAACCTTTCTAAAACTCCCTGTTCTAATACTTTTTCATTGAAAATGCTTGTATCTGTGTCTGCTAAAAACTTGTCATAGGCTCCGCTATAATACGTCCATGTCACACTGCCATCAGAAACCGATCCGCTAGTGTGGGTTGGCGGCGTAGCTCCAGTAGTGCCGCCAGCAGTAGTTTGATAATAATTGCCGTTGTAAAAACAATAACTATTAGGCGCAAATGCAGTAGACGTAACCCAAGTTTTAGGCTTTACGCTTCTGTCGGCGATATACTCAAAAATAATTACACTCCCATCCTCAGAGGCTCCAGGAGTAGGGTAAATTAAGAGTTGATCGTTGCTTATGCCTCTAATCTGAAACTGTTGATAAATAGTAGGATTCAAGCCAAACCCTCTTATATCAGCATATTCTTGTGCAGTCATCGGGCCTAATACTCGCCAACGATTGCTCTGGTTCCAGAAGGTGTCGTACTGGTAATATGAAAAAGCGGCAGGTAAAGCATACTGCGCCTGACCTGCCACTAAAGTAATTGACCCCGACGCATAACATTTCGTCCAGGGGTATTGCTCAAACATTTCCCGGCTAATTCTTTGAGTTATAGCAAGAAGCTGTTTTGTAGTCGTATCAGTAGCCCCAATGACACTACTGCTGACAGTATACCCTGCTTCGTCTGCTACATTTTGAATTACCGTTGATAAACTCATTGCTTTTTCGGTCTACCTCGTTTTTTTACAGGCTCCTCTACCACCGGAGCTTCCATTTCTTCTGCTATTTGCTTTCGTACTGGCCTTAAATCGGTTCCCTCATTAGCTTCAATTCTTTGCAACAATAACTCCATTTTTTCTTCGAGCTTTAGCCGCTTCGCTGTTTCGGCTTCCAATTGCTGCTTTATTTTGACTACCTCATTCTGATCCGAACCAGCAGCATCTAGCCAGTCTTTTGCAGCAGTAACTAGCTTAGACAAAGGGCCAATGCGACGTTTAACGTCATCAGTTGCAGCAGCTAATTGCTCTACGGTCTTAAAGCCAAGATAGTTAAGCTCTCTTAGCGCAGAACCACTCATCATAGCCCACTCTGCTAGTGGAGTTCCCTCTGTTACAGGTTCACTGCCAGCTTTGAATCGTTCATATAGCTCTGGGTATTCTAAAATGTCTCGCTGTTCGATACGTCTTACAGTCTCATCTCCTCCAGGCCACTGAATGCTTATGCTTGGTATTTCATCAAAAATTGGCCGTCCTTCCGCCAATGACTTTTCTCGGTTTTCATTGTAGGCATAAAAAAACTTGATATTAGCCCCACTATACCGCTTCTTGGGTTGGCTATTACCATTCATTACACTTGCCCAATCTACTTGTGCCATAAACAAATCCTTTGGTTTATAGGTTTATATTCTGTTTATAACCTACTTTACCCCTCATTTTGCGACAACCCTTTTATATAGGGTCAATTACTGGCAATAACGCCTGTGCTGCACTCCAATCAATTACCTCGACTTCATTAAATCGTGACTGATCCAAATATGAAAAAGTACCGCCGAACATGCCATCCGGCCCTACCTCACTCAATAGATCTCCGTGTAAAACATAACGCCCATCTGTCGTTGCGACAGGTGTTGCATAATTTACTGGGGGATGCTCTTGCTGTATTTCATCAAGCCGCATCTTTACATCAATAGCGAAAACCAAGCCGTATATTGTCCCTTGTGCATACGAAAGCGGCAAGTCTGGAATTAAATCTTCTAACGTCATGGTAATGCCGCTCCTATTTCACTAACCAACGTTGAAACTCGGCTATCGAGGTCTGCAAGTGTTATTGCTGCACCGAAAGAATAAAATGTGGCACGACAATTTGCTGGAATATAAGCGCCAGTTCCCGGCAAGTTATTCGCAAACACGAACATATTAGCGCTCGGTGCTGGTGTGCTGTTGTCGGTGATAGTGCCTGAGCCACTTGGATAACGATAATTAAAATTAGCTGAATTATTTCTGACAATGCCCGAGTATCCTGTAACTGTACCTCGAGTGAGCTGTGTTGAGTTGTTATCTTTTGCCCGTTGAATAAAGATGCTGTTGTAGCGGTAAACAATTTGCGCTGCGTTACTCGAACCTGGAAAATCCGTGTAACCGAGAATACCAGCGGTTCCACCGCCAGTATTGTGCAATTCAGTCTCGTAAACTGACAAGTGAAAATCGTCTTGACCGTCAGCGTTTGCGAGCAAATTAGTGTCCAGGTACTTGGTGCTTGCATCACCTTTTAAGCCAGTAGTCCTGCTATAGTCGCCCGAAACAAAGTTGTTGTTGGTCG